GTGCGGTGGCGCACAACATCCTCAAGAACCCGTTGATGCGCCAGCAGTTCATTCTCGGTCAGTCGGGTGGTGCCGACGGTACCCATGAGTCGGCGGATGTGATCCGCCAGACCATCGACGGTGTCGACACGAACGAACTGTGGCGAGCCTACCGCGCGGCTGTGGATCTGGTGAACCGGCAGCGCCAGCCGCTCATCGACTTCCTGACCTTCCGGGTCTCCCAGCCGTTCGAGGGTGTTCCGTCGGCGACCAGTGACGCCATGTTCGAGCGAGCGTCCGAGCGTGGTGTGCCGCGTTCGTACCGCCCGACCGGACAGCTGGAGTGGCTGGGCTACGACTTCGCATGGCGTGACATGGCAACCCGCTTCACGTGGGAGTTCCTCGCCGAGGCCACGGCAGCGCAGGTGGACGCGGCAGCCAACCAGGCCATCCAGGCGGACGGCAACACGATCTTCCAGGAGGTCATGTGGACGTTGTTCAGCAACGTTAACCGTGGCACCACGATCGAGGAGCGTCCGTACACCGTCTACTCGTTCTACAACGGGGCCGATGGTGCTGTGCCTCCGCCGTACAAGACCAACACCTTCACGAACACTCACACGCACTACCTGGCGTCGGGTGCGGCTACCGTCGACTCCGGTGACCTGGACGAGATCTCGAACCACATGGCGCACCATGGCTACACGGCCAGCGAAGGCGCCAACCAGGTCCTGATGGTGAACAAGCAGGAAGGTGATGTGATTCGGAACTTCCGGTCCATCGCCAACGGCGGTACTGCTCTGTACGACTTCATCCCCGCACGCAACACGCCGACGTTCCTGCTCCCGATCAACCTGCGCACGCCGAGCGGGGGCACGGCGGAGCTCCCGGCGCCGACCCTGCGCGGCATGACGGTCATCGGGACCTATGGTGAAATGACCATCGTGCAGGAGGACTACATCCCGCCCGGCTACCTGGTCGGCTTCTCGACCGGTGGTCCGGACAACACGGGCAATCCCGTCGGATTCCGCGAACACTCCAACCCGGCCCTGCGTGGCCTGCGGCTGGTGAAGGGTCGTCGCGACGACTACCCGCTCCAGGAAGCCATCTACCAGCGTGGGTTCGGCACGGGTATCCGTCGCCGGGGTGCGGGTGTCGTGATGAAGATCACGGCCGGTGCCTACACGATCCCGACCCAGTACGCCACGCAGCCGCTCTGATCAGGAAGGAGTCCACGTCATGTCTCGAGAGATCGACCTCACCAAGAAGCTGTCCGACGAGGACCGCCAGTATCTGGTCGAGCGCGACCGGTGGCGCGACCTCGCTCTGGCCGATGGTCACGAGGACATCGAGCGCGCCAAGCGGGAAGCCACGGAGGCCAACGACATCTCGCAGGGTCGTCGGCCTCCGACGCTCGTGGGTGAGCCTGCTCGGGTGGCGGAGGCCAACGCCAGTCAAGCTCCCGTAGAGGCGGAAGAGGACCTCCCCTACGAGGAGTGGTCCTACGACGAGCTGAAGGCCGAGCTGGATGCCCGCAAGACCGACGCGATCGCCGGTGGGATGAACACCGAGGACGCGAACAAGCGGTACAGCAAGGGTGGCAGCCAGAAGGATCTCGTGCAGCGTCTCCACGACGACGACGAGGCCGCGCAGCAGTAGCCAGGACTTCGGGGAGGGGCGAGCGTCAGGGTGGTGTCAGCCCTCGCCCCTCCTCGGACCCTAGAAGGAGGTTCCCATGGCGACGCCCGCCGAGCTGGCTCTGTTGCGCGACATGACCAGTGAGCCGGACAACGGCGATGGCTGGACTGATGAGAAGCTCGAGGTGTTCATCGAGGCCAGCCGCAACACCAACGGCACGCTCAACCTACGGACTGCGGCCGGGAAGGTCTGGGAGGCGAAGGCCGCGTCGCTGACAGAGCTCACCGACGTCGCGGAGAGCGGTTCCAGTCAACGACTCTCGCAGGCTTTCGATCACGCTGTCAAGATGGCTGGCCTGTTCGGGGCCACAGATGATGACCCGACCTTGGTCGCCGCAGCCGGGCGCATCAAGTCCAACAAGCTCATCAGAGCCCCTCGTGGTTAGCGCGAAGGCGCTGGAGATCCTCCGGGCCAACACCAAGAAGTTCATCGACGAGGACCCGCGTGCGGTGGTACTGATGCGGGCTCCCCGGCTCCCGACAGGTACTGGGGGCGCACGCCGTGGCGCTGCGGTAGCCCAGCCTGTGCAGACAATGCGGCTGATACCCCAGGCGGAAACCACGTCTACGGAGCGTCGGTTGCCCGATGGCGCCGTGGTGGTGCCGACGTGGGTCCTTCTCGCGGAACATACGGGCAACATGCTGCGGGGAGATGAGCTCTCGCTGCCGGACGGCGGTGTGGGTGAGGTCGTCTACGTCCACGAGAAGAAGCTCTATCACATCAAAGGGGAGGTGGTCGCACGTGGCGCGCGTTGAGTTCACGAGTGACAGCCTGACCCCGAACATTCAGAAGGTAATGCCTGTGCTAAGCCGCAACATCTACCAGTTGATGCGGTTCCACGAGCCGCAGATCGCGGCGCAGGCCAAGACGAACGCACCGTGGCAGGACGACACGGGCAACGCACGCAACGGACTGGCTGCCCGAGTGGTGGTGGAGGGGAAGCACATCTACAGCCTCACGTTGTATGGCAGCGTGAAGTATCAGATCTGGCTGGAGGTGCGGTTCGCTGGGAAGTACGCCATCATCATGCCCACCGTGAAGTCGTACTATCCCAAGGTGATCGCCAGCCTGACCAAACTCCTGGAACGCATGGGGGTGAGTCAGGGATGAGCATGCGCCATCTCATCTACAACGTGCTCTCTGCCACGGCAGGGATCCAGCAGGTGTACTCAGAACGGATCATTGACGCCGGTCAGTTGGGCGATACGGAAGGGCAGCCTCCGGAGTTCCCCTATCTAGCTGTGAAATACGGCGAGCGCCTGCCGGGGCCCAACCGGACCTCGTTCGTCGTGGAGGTGGAGTTCTGGTCCTATGACGACCCGTACGACTACAGCCGTACGGAGAAAGGGCTGGATGCCATCTTCGACGCTTTGGACAATCGCGCGGGCGGTTCGGCCACGGTTGATGGCGTCACTACCCATCTCATCGAAGCACACTGGCTCACCACGAGTCGGGACTTCACGGACGACGCGTTGCGCGCGTCGGCCAAGTACGCCACATACCGGCTGGTGGGCAACCGCCAGTAGGATGGTCCGGACAGAGAGGAGCAAGACCTTGGCTACCAAGGTGATCGTGCGTTACAAGCAACCGAACCCGTTGATCGGGCGCCGGGAGCTGTTCCCCAGAGACTTCGAATCTTTGGGGATCTTCACCCAGAAGAAGCCGCTCATCTTCGACAAGAGCGGTAATTTCTGGCTCGATGCCGAGAAGGAGGGCATCAGCAAGGAGGCAATGGACTGGCTCCGAGAGTCTCCGGAGTTCACGGTGGAGGAGCAGGAAGTTCCGGACGACGCGGACACGGATCAGGTTCGCTTCGACGAGGCGCGTGCCGCCTCCCTCGCCGCCGCTCCGCAGCCGGACGTGTTGACCGGGGAGTCTGCCAGCGAGACGGACACCAAGAGTGCGAAGTCCACCACAACCCGCTCCACGGCGAAGCCGACGGCCTGACATGGACGTCCGCTGCGAGAATGGCATCCTGTTCTGCAGGATCGTTGAGGTCGAAGGACTTCAGCTCCTGGAGTTCAAGTGTCGTTCTGCACGTTGCGGCGCGGAGCCGGGAGTAGTGCAGTTGCATCGGTTCACTATGAACGGTGAGCTTCACTCGTCCCCCCGGTACAAGGATCCAGGAATCAGAAAGGAAGTGAACCATGACCATCACCCGCGAAGCGCTGCCCTACGGTCTGCGTGACGTCAAGGTGGGCCTCCTGGACGCCGTGACCCAGCTCCCGACCGTGCTCGTGGACCTGCCGAACGGCCAGACGTTCAGCTTCACGGACTCCGAGGACTTCGAGGAGTTGCGCGGCGACGACAAGGTGGTCGCCAAGCGCGGCAAGGGAGCCGTCGTCGAGTGGGAACTGGAGTCCGGCGGCATCATGCTGGAGGCCTACGCCATCATGGCCGGAGGCACGGTCACCATCTCCGGCGTGACCCCGAACACGAAGAAGACGTATCGCAAGTACGTCAACGACTCCCGGCCGGACTTCTGGGTCGAGGGTCAGGCCATGAGTGAGTCGGGCGGTGACTACCACGCGGTCGTGCCGCGCTGTAAGGCGGACGACAGCCTGGAGGGCAGTCTGGAGGACGGCACGTTCTGGATCAGTGCCGCGTCCGGAACGGGCATGGGCAGCCTGGCTCCGGCGACGGACACCGAACAC